GTCATCCTCGTCCTTGCCGCCAATATAGCTGACGTGCAGGCTTGTTGAGTTGTGGCCCTGCACGCCGTTGGTGATGGCGGAATCGGGTGCCAGTTGTACGATGTTGCCGTTGGCTTCGATAATCTTGTGGTAGCCCACGGACTTCCAGCCAAGGGCTTCTTTCCAGTACCTGCGGATGGATGCGATGGTGGTGTTCTTCGGTGTAGCCGTGCAATGGACGACGAGGTGGGTGATGGTTCGCATGGCTATTCTTCGGGATTTAGTAGGGGGTAGTAATCAACGGTATGGGGTTCATCGTTCGGCAGTCCTGACGCATTCACGCCCTCGACGTTATTCCATTGGGCCTTGAGGGGGTCGTAGCCAAGCAGGTCGCAGGCACGCCTGTACTCGCAAAGGAGGACGTGGTTCTCTTCCAATTCTTGTGCCGATATGGCTATCATCAGCCGCTCCAAGGCGTTTGTGAGGGCTTTTGCAGGTCGGGTGGAGTGGTAGGTCATGCTGCAAATTTATACCCTTTAGGTTCTAATTATGGCGAAAATTAGGAATTTATACCGCTTCGGGTGCAATGCCCTGAAAAAAAAAATTTGACGCAAGAGGTCGCAAATTGCAAAACGGTTGTATCTTTGACCTACAAACCAACCACTAAACCATGAAAACAAACATTGAGGTCACCCCGAATCACCCAGCCTACCAACAGGTAATCGAGTTCATGACTGAACTACTCCCAAAGGTTGAAATGGCAAAATCCGAATTTGACGCACTACAAGTGGTCAGAGAAAATTGTACCGAAAACACCTCTTTCTTTTGGGGTGCAGGCGGTCATCACATTTGGATTCATCATTCCGCAAAGCCAAACGAAAGGGTAGCAATCATCCGCTACTAATCAACCGAGGGGTGCGGCTCGCCAACGCACTATTTTTTTTAACCCACTAAACCCAAACCCATGAACAAACTCGAACGCTACTGCGATGCAATAATGCTCGTAGTCACCTACATCGGAGGCATCGGTGTCTGCCTTTGCATCCTCCGCTGGCTCATCCACTACCTAACCATCTAAACCCTAAACCATGCACAAATTCAAGACAACCAACATCAAAGGCAAGGATTACGTCGAAGTAAACCAACGCCTGCTCTACTTCCGCAACGACAAAGCCTACACAGGATGGAGCATCGAATCGGAACTCGTTGACCTGCAACCAGACCGTTGCTGCATTCGTGCCGTCATCAAGGATGCAGAAGGCCGTATCAGGGCAACAGGCCATGCCCATGAGGACCGCACCTCGTCCATGATAAACAAAACGTCTTACGTCGAGAACTGCGAAACCTCTGCCTTTGGTCGCTGCCTTGCGGCTCTTGGAATCGGCATCGAAACGAGCATCGCATCAGCCAACGAGGTGCAGATGGCCATTGCCCAGCAAGCGAACCTTGACGACCTTAGCGACCGCCTTGGCTTGGTTGCTACCTACGATGACCTTGACGTGGCCACCCTCAAAGCCGACTTCATGGCACTCGTTGAGCAACTCCCCGAGGACCAGCGTTTCAAGTATTCCGACCACAAGGGGATGACCCCTGCCCGGTACGAGAAAGGCATCAAGTTCCTCCAAGACCAAATCGCTAAATACAAGAAGCCATGACCCTACTTGAAAAATGCAACGCCGATGTTTACAAGGCTATCCTTGACATCAAACAAGAAAGTCCTGAGATTGGCGAAAAACTTATATTTATCCTGCAAAAGCACGAATCACCATTTGATTTAACTTGCTCCGAAATGCTTTGGTTCTCTGCAAATCTTCCTTATAAAATTTGGAACTGCAAAATCCACACCTTCTTCCTCCTTTTTGAATCTCAACAAACCACCGAAATGCGATGAACCACCTCGTCACCATCCCCAAGTCGGACATCAGCAAGGCTGACATCGCCGACATCGCCGCCAACCTTATCCACCGCATCGAGGAAGGAGAGGTCAATCCCATCGCCGCACACGTTCGCCTCAAAGCCGTTGTCAAGGCTGTTGAGCAGGTCCTCAAAGCCACCGAGCAAACGGTGTGGGATGAGGCTGAAAAGAACGGCAAGACCTTCTCTGCATTCGGTGCTGACATCCAACTCAAGGAGGGAGCGATTACTCCCGACTACTCGCACGACCAACAATGGAGCGACCTGCAAGCCTCCATGAAAGTGAGGGAAGAGCAACTCAAGATGGCCTTCCGCAATGCCGGGAAGATGACGGTCATCGATGAGGCAACTGGCGAGGTCGTGCCTGTATGTCCTGCCAAAGGCACAAAACCATCCATTTCTGTGACTTTTAAGGGATGATACGACCAGCACCACCCAAGAAGAAGAAAGGCGTGCAAATCGTCGGCAGGGTCGCAGGAGTGAACGCCGCCCTGTTACTGCTTGAGAAGCCCTACAGGGCCACCGAATTAGCGGAGGTACTTGGCATCCACATCCGCATCATGTACCGCATCCTGAACGACCTACGAGCCACAGGACACCTTTACTCGCACCGTTGCCATTACTGGTTCGACCCAAAGAAGAATAACGACCTCCAACATCTAATACCAGTCAAAGACCCTTATCTTTAATCCTTTAACCCAAAACCCATGAGCAATTACACACCACAACCCAACACCTTCTCCCTGTTCGCCAACGATAAGGGTGACAACCCGAAGCGTCCTGACTACAAGGGCGACATCATCCTCCCCGATGGAACTAAGATGCGACTGTCCGCATGGGTGCGTGAATCCCAAGGCGGCAAGCGTTATTTGTCAGGAAAGGTTGAGCCGATGCAGGAGCAATCCAACGCTGGGAGTTTTGCACCTCAAGATGGTGACATGCCGTTTTAGTGTAACTTTATGAACTAATTACATTTACTATAAATCACCTCATGTTAACGGCCATGCGGTGTTTAGACAAAGGGTTCATTCTCTAACCCCTCGCCCCGGCTGCCGTTACAGTCGGGGCGTTTTTATCTTACACCATGGCAGAAATATCAGTATTCAAAGCATCCACAGGAAGCGGCGTGCGAAACAACATTCCTGAAAACCACATGCCGTTTGTCCAGTACATTCAGGACATCAAGGACGGCATCTTCTACACCGAGGTCATGGCTTATCGCAAGGCCAAAACCGAGGAAACCAAACGCAGGCTTACCGCCGTAACGCCCAGCGGCAAGTTCAAAAAGCAAGGCAAAGAGGGCCTTGAAACGCATTCAGGAATCATCTGCATTGACATCGATGCCAAGGATAACGAAGGCGTTGACGTGCTGGCAATCCGTGAGGACGAATACCTTTATGCTTTGCACCTAAGCACGGGAGGCGAAGGATATGCCGCATATTACCGCATAGAACCTGACCGCCATCTTGATGCTTTTTACGCTATAGAAAAGCGTCTTGCCGATAAATTCCACATCATCGTTGACCCTGCATGCAAAGACGTAAGCCGTCTGCGGTTCGTCAGTTTTGACCCTGATGCGTTTATCACCGATAGGACCGTACCAGTATTCAAGACATATCTTCCAAAGAGCAAGGCCGCACCAGTTCCCAAGTTCTATCCACACGGCGAACACGATGTCGAATACATTCTTGAGCAACTGGAGGCAAAGCGCATTGACCTTACGGATTCTTATGCCGATTGGGTTAAGATAGGCTTTGCCATTGCGGCAAAGTATCAAGAACCCGGCGCAGACCTGTTCCATCGCATTTCCGCAATATCCCCGAAGTACAACCCCGAAGCCTGCGATCGAAAATACAAGCAACTCTGCCAGTCCAAGCAGAACCAAGTATCCTTTGCCTCCTTCATGTACCTCGCTAAAAATGCAGGGGTCGAAATCCAAACCAAGCAAACCAAGCACATCGTATCCACCGCCAAGTCACACCGTATGCGAGTGGGAACCAATGGCGGACCTAAGGATGTAAACGCCGCCACCGAAACGGCGGTCCGCATTCTTCGGGAGATTGACCAAATAAACGTGGACCAGTTAGAGGAAATCGTTGCAAATACGATGGCTCTTGACACCAAAGAACTAAAATCTGCTGATACCGAGGACACACCGCTAAAGCAAATCAAGGCTTACTTGCGTTCATTTGACCTAAAGCGCAACGCAGTAACTCGTTGCATTGAATTAAGAGGCGAGCCAATTATTGACGTTGATATAAACGACCTATACACCGACTGCCTAGAACAGTTTGGCAAAAAGGAGGTTAACATGCAACTCATCAACTCAATCATTGATTCAAGCCATACTCCGACATACAATCCGTTTATGCAGTTTTTCGCTAAAAACGGCCATAAAACTCCTACTGGATGTATTGAAGCCTTGACCAATTCGATAACCGTAACCAATATGGACCACCATTTTATGCAATTATTGGTCTATAAGTGGATTTGTTCGGTGGTTGCAAGTATGCACGGAGAGTATTCCTTGTCCATCTTAGTGCTTTGCGGTGACCAAGGTATCGGCAAAACCAACTTCTTCCGCAACATTCTTCCTGCCGAATTGCGGTCCTATTACGCCGAATCCAAACTGGATGCAGGCAAGGATGACGAGATCCTGATGTGCAAGAAGATCATCCTCTGCGATGACGAGTTTGGCGGCAAAAGCAAACAGGAGGCCAAGAAACTGAAGGAACTGTCCTCCAAGCAGACGTTCAGCATCCGCAAGCCTTATGGTCGGGTTCACGAAGAACTTACCCGGTATGCCGTCCTTTGCGGCACATCCAATGACGAGGAAGTCATCAACGACCTCACAGGTAACCGCAGGATTTTCCCGATAGTAATCAGCGATATTGATTGGGATGCCTACAATGCCGTTGACAAAACTGACCTGTTCATCGAAGCCTATCATTCCTACAAGACCAACGGGGCAGATGCTTGGCAACTATCCAAAGCCGAAATCATTACCCTAAACGAAAAGACGGCTAATAACGTCCAGCCTGCAGTTGAAAAAGAATTGCTCTTTAACTACTTTGAGTTGCCTGATGACAAAAACAAAGGCATCGGAGGCGAATGGCTGACCAACTCCGAAATCAAAAACATCCTTGAATCCTACACCGAGCAGAAAATCAACCCGAACAAACTTGGGTCAGTTCTTAAGTCCATCGGATGCAAAAAAGTAAGCCGACACGAGCGAAATAACCGAGGATGCTACTTTCTAGTCACTAAAAGCAAAAGTAGTGACTATGTGCAAATTGCTGATAATAAGAGGTATCCGTTCTGACATAGTCACATAGTCACAAAAAATGCGATTTTCCTTTAAGCAATATATATGCGTGTGCGTGCGTGCGTGTGTGTGTGTATATATAATCTCTATAGAAAGTAGTGAATGTAGTGACTATGTGACTATAAGTTGCCCTAACGCTATCAAAAACGCAGATTTTTATAGTCACTACTGAAATTTTGCAGTAACTATCAGTAACTATGTTAAGACCCTACCAAACCAAGGCTATTGACCTGATGCGGACAAGTATTGCCGAGGGCAAAAAACGCTTGATACTCTGCTCACCTACTGGAAGCGGCAAGACCGTCATGTTTACCTTTATGGTCGCAAGAGCCTTGGAGAAAGGCAAGCAGGCCATAATCTTTACCGACCGTGTCGAACTGCTAAAGCAATCCAACGGTGCGCTGGACTTGTTTGGAATCAGGCCAACCCTAATCGAATCCAATAAGACCCGGCTTGACGTTTCGGGCAACTGCTTTATCGCAATGGCTCAAACCTTCAGCCGTAGAAAGGACGCAACCGAATACACGGACCTGTTGAACCGTATGGACCTGGTTATCATTGACGAGGCACATAAGCAGACCTTTAACCCATTGCTGCCCTACATCAACCCAAATGCCGTGGTAATCGGGGCCACCGCAACACCGCTGCGTCGTGGGAACCAAGAGTGCCTATCCAAGTTCTACGAGGTTTTGCATGTTCCAGTTCAGGTGCAGGAATTGATTGACCAAGGGTTCCTTGCCAACCCCGTGACCTATGGTGCCAACCAAGACCTTTCAGGAATCCGCATGAAGGGGAATGACTACGACACAGAGCAGATGGCTTGCGTCTATTCAGCGAAGGGTGTTTGACGGCGTGGTCCAAAACTATACGGGAATCTGCAGAGGCAAGAAGGCCATCGTATTTGCCAGCAACATCGCATCGAGCAAGGAGGTTTGCGCCGCCTTGCAGAGTGCAGGACACAACGCCCGCCATGTGGACGGTGACATGGGTAAGCAGGACCGAGCCGATGTACTGGCGTGGTTTAAGCATACCCCCGACGCTATCCTTTGCAACTGCGACCTGATGACCACAGGGTTTGACGAGCCAACCATCGAAGTCGTTATCCTGTACCGGGCAACTGCCAGTCTACCCCTGTTCATGCAGATGGTGGGCCGTGGATCCAGAGTAACGCCAACCAAGAAGGAGTTCACGATCCTTGACTTCGGGAACAACGTGCAGACCCATGGGTTTTGGCATGACCGCCAAAATTGGTCGCTTAAAAAGAAACGCAAGAAGAAATCCGATGGCATTGGCGGGGCGAAAAACTGCAAGGGATGCGATGCTCTTATTCCTGTTGGAGCGATGGTCTGCCCACATTGCAAATACGAATACCAGCGCAAGCCAAAGGAGCAAGGCGAAATAGTGGGCCTACACCTAATGAGCAAGGCTGAAGCAATGCAAGTGGCTAAGACCAGCACCATGTGGCAGAAGGCACAACAGGCCAAGGCCAAGGTAATTTCGCCTTATTGGGTGCTTCACAACCATTGCAAGACCAAAGCCGAAGCCTTGGAGTTTATTGCTTTTATGGGATGGAAGCCCGGATGGGCATACCACAACAAAAACCGATTCAAAATTCTGCAATCATGAGCGAGTTCAAAATTCAAGCCGAATGCTTCCAATGGCATTGGAACAACTTCCCCGACCAGCGGGGCCGATTGTTTACTGTAAACAACAACGCACCGAATGCCTATGCAGGCAGCGTGATGAAGGCCATGGGCGTGGTTGCTGGGGTCAGCGACATGATATACCTGTCCGATACTGGTGCGGTTTTCTTGGAGTTCAAGGATGAGCGAGGCAGGCAATCCCTCTCGCAGAAGTGGTGGCAGGGGGTTGTGGAGGCAGTTGGCTACAAATATGTAGTCATCCGCTCCGTGGAAGATTTCCAAAGGGTGTTGGCTGAATGTGGCTAACTTGTGTATATCTTTGACCTACTAAACCAAAAACCATGAAACCAACCCCCACCGATTTCCGCAGATGGCAAATCCACATCCGCAAGGAGTGCGTGTCTTGCTCCCGCCCCGACCGCTCTGAAACTATTACTCCTTGGAGAGTGAACTGGACCCTGCTCGGAAGAATCCTTCAAGCCAAAAACGCCTAAGCCATGACGTGGACACGACTAACCAAAGACACGATGCCGATTCCAATGGAGGAGGTGTTTCTCGCCCTCGCAGACGGCAACTACGCAGTTGGATGGCTGACCAAAGGGCAAATCACGTTCACCAACATTCACGGCGAAGCGTGGTGGACGCATGAGGTTGCCGCTTGGATGTACCCTAACCCCCCGAAGCCATGACCCCAGCACTAATAAACCATATCGTTGACACCACCGCAATGGTTCTCGGAATCAGCCGAGAAGCCATCTGCTCCAGTAGCCGCAAGCGGGCCAACGTCATCGCCCGCAACATCATCACCGACGTTGCCTACAATGACTTCCTGTTCAAGTACCACGAAATCGGGGCAGTCCTCAAGCGCAACCACTCCACGCTCATCAAGAACAAACTATCCTACGAGCAGGACATCATCGTTACGCCCGAAATAAAGTACATCCGCAGACAAGTTTTGCACAATGCTCAAGATTTTCTGCTAAATCTTTACGGAGGCTATAATTCTAAATAGGTGCGACTTACGTCGTCGGTGAGCCTACGATAATCGGCAAATCCGTGAGATTCGGATGGGGGGGTGCTTCACTGCATTCCCCTATTTTTTTGCATACCTTTGTGCATGCAGTCAGCCGAAACCGTAATCCTTGACCTATACCGAAGCGGCGAAATTAAGAAGGCCTGCATTACCATCACTGGCGGCGACCCGCTTTGGCGGGATTTGGAGCAGGAATGCGTGCTTATCCTGCTGGAAAAAGACCCCGCCAAGATTCTGCAAATCCAAGGGCAGGGCTACTTCAAGTTCTATGTGGTGCGCCTACTCCTGAACCTGTACCGAGGCAAGAATAACCAATTTGCCCAAAAGTACAGGCACCACGACATCACCGAGGAAATTGACCCCAATCGCTTATGACCCATGAAGAGTACAGTTCCCTCGTTGACGATATGTGGGCCATTGCCGAATCCGAGATGGATTCGTGGGCCAAGGAGGGGGCATTCCCGTATGACAAGGAACTGCTCAAGTTGCACATGCGCACTGGTAACATGAAGAAACTGTCAAGAGACACGGGCATCCCCTACCGCAGTATAATCTATTCCATTGACCAAGCCAAGGCCAAAATCAAGGCCGCCATTCAATCCCATGGACACGCTGATATTTCCCCTACTGATAAGTAGCCTGACCGCCCTCGCAATTGCGGAGTATCATGTCCTGCCTCAATCCTGGTACAAGACCTGGTTCGCAAGGCACAAACCGTTCAGTTGCGTCACCTGCCTGACCTTTTGGGTGGCGGTCCTGCTTACCTGGTCTACCTGCGGATGGGTTCTCGCCCCCGTTTACGGCCTCGCATCGGCAGGGCTGACCGTTGTCATCCTTCAAGTCACGAACCGATGACCCACCAACTGCACCACGGCGACTGCCTTGAAGTGTTGCGGTCCATGCCCGATTGCAGCGTGGATTCAATCGTTACCGACCCGCCCTACGGTTTGTCCTTTATGGGCAAGAAGTGGGACTACGATGTGCCGAGCGTTGAGGTGTGGGTGGAGTGCCTTCGGGTCTTGAAGCCTGGGGGTCATTTGCTGGCCTTTGCGGGGACGAGGACGCAGCACCGCATGGCGGTAAGGATTGAGGATGCAGGCTTTGAGATTCGGGATATGATTGCATGGGTGTACGGGTCGGGGTTTCCGAAGTCGCTGGATGTCAGCAAGGCGATTGATAAGAACAACGGCGAAGTGGGGAGGCTTTTGCGCTTTACAGAGTGGATGCGAACCACGGGCTTAACCTCTAAACAGATTGACGAAGCAACAGGAACCAACATGGGGGGGCATTACTTAACTGCCAAAAGTCAGCCCGCAATACCGACCCGAAGGCTTTGGGCTAAGTTGCGGCCTTTGTGCGGTCATGTTCCCGAATGGGTTGATGAGTTAGTTGAACGCATTGAAGCCGAGCGGGAGGTGGTGGGGCAAAAAATAGTGAATGGCGAAGAAGGGACCGCTGGAGGTTATCAAAACGGCATCGCATCTGTTCATGGTTCGGACATTTCTATTCAAAGACAAATCAACATCACCGTTCCCGCCACCGATGCCGCAAAGCAATGGCAAGGCTGGGGGACTGCTCTCAAGCCTGCCTTGGAGCCGATAACCGTGGCCCGAAAGCCGCTGGTCGGAACGGTTGCCGAGAATGTCTTGCAATACGGGACGGGGGCGATTAATGTGGATGGGGGAAGGGTGGGGACGGATGGAGGGGCAAGAAGGGAACTCCAAGATTTAGGGAACGACGCAGAAACAAATGCCATTTATGGCAAAGGTCTTGGGCTGGCCACTCCTGCTCCAAAGGTGGAAGGTCTTGGCCGCTGGCCCGCCAACTTCATCCACGATGGAAGCGAGGAAGCCACCGACCTGCTCAAAGATTCGGCCCGCTTCTTCTACTGCGCCAAGGCAAGCAAAGCGGATAGGGGAGATAACCACCACCCCACCGTCAAGCCCACCGACCTCATGCGCTACCTCTGCCGCCTCGTTACCCCGCCCAACGGAATCGTCCTTGACCCATTCAACGGGTCAGGCTCCACGGGATGCGCTGCGGTCTTGGAGGGCTTCCAATACATCGGGATTGAACGGGAGGCAGAGTACATCGCCATATCCGAGAAACGCATTCAGGCACGCTCTAAACAAGTGCAGGAGCAACCCAAGCAACTGACCCTTCTATGACACAAGCCGAATACCTGCTCGCTCAAAAGCACCGCCATTATTGGGAGCAATACCAAGCCGCCCTGTTCATGCGGTTATCCCCCGAAGCGGTCCACGACTTACAGACCATCCTCGTTGCCCACGGACGGCCCAACACGAATTGGTGGTGTGCGGACTGCGTAAAATCGGCCCTTCCATACATTTACCAAGAGGCGGACCAATTCGCCCAAGCCAACCACCACACCGTTACCCATGCCATCAACAACCCCAATCCGTGAACAGTTTGAAACTTACGCCGACTACGGCGAAGGTGTCCGCAATAACGCCAAGAGGGGGATTGAACTCAACGAGAGGAACGGCAACAAGTGCGCAACCCAAACAGGCAAGGTCAGGGCGCAGCAACTCAGCAACGGCGATGGCATTTCGCTATCCACGATTAAACGGATGCACTCCTACCTTAGCCGGGCAGAAACCTACTACGACAACGCTGATTCTACCAGCGACTGCGGCTACATCTCCTATTTGCTTTGGGGAGGCAAAGCGGCCCTTGGGTGGTCAAGAAATAAACTGCGAGAACTTGGCGAACTCAACGAAATCGGCTGACCCCGAAGCCCAGGTCCAAGCCCGCATGGATTCGCTGATGATGGTCATCACGACCCTGTGCGACTGCATTGGTGCGGTGGAGGAATCCAATGCCCCAAACGCTTTTGCGGTGAAAATGAAAATCGTGGACAAGATTGATAACTGATTGATAAAATCGAATACTGATGCACCCAACGAGGATATTCAAGACCCCCGAAGACCTTGGGAAAGCATGGGCCGCCTTCAAAGAGGATGTCAAAGCCCAAGGCGAACAATGGAAGCGGGTGCAGTATGTCGGGAAGGACGGGTTGAAGAAGGAAGACCCCGCCAAAGTGCCGCTGACCTTGGAGGGGTTTAAGCGGTTTTGCCGCAATAATTACGGGGATGTTCAGCAGTACTTTGACAACAAGGACGGATATTATGAGGACTTCGTGGTTATCTGCCGTGCGATTCGGGAGGAAATCCGAGAGGACCAAATCATCGGGGGGATGCTCTCCTTCTACAACCCCTCCATCACGCAGCGGTTGAACGGCTTGGTGGAAAAGCAGGAAACGAGCGTGACGATAGAGCAGCCGCTCTTCGGCGATGGAGTTTAAGTACACCACCGCCATCAAGAAGATTCGGGCGATGAAGGCCCGAAAGAAAGTCATCCAAGGCGGTACATCTGCATCCAAAACCTTCGGCATCCTTGCGGTCCTCATCGACCACGCCGCCCGACATCCCAAGTCCGAGATTTCGGTCGTATCCGAATCGGTGCCTCACCTTCGCAGGGGTGCGATAAAGGACTTCGCCAAGATTATGCAATGGACCCATCGGTGGGTTCCCGACCGCTGGAACAAGACCCTACTGCAATACAACTTCGCCAACGGTTCCACGATAGAGTTCTTTTCGGCTGATTCGGAGGCAAGGCTCCGAGGTGCAAGGCGGCAGATCCTTTACATCAACGAGGCGAATAACATTGACTTCGATTCGTACTACCAACTTGCCATCAGGACGAGCCAAGAGATATTCATCGACTTCAACCCGACGCATGAGTTCTGGGCGCACACCGAGGTCTTGCCCGAATCCGATGCAGAGTTCCTTATACTGACATACCAAGACAACGAGGCTCTTCCCGATACTATTCGCAACGATATTGAGTTAAACCGAACCAAAGCCGAGCATTCCGCATACTGGGCGAACTGGTGGAAGGTGTACGGGTTGGGTCAAGTCGGAACGCTACAGGGTGCGATATACGGCGATTACACGGTTGTCGAGGGTATTGACCCATCCACGATGAAATTCGTCGCCTACGGGCTTGACTGGGGGTTCAGCGCAGACCCTACAGCATTGGTCGCCGTGTATCGCAGGGGTGATGACTTGTTCGTGCACGAGTTGCTCTACCACCGAGGCCTGACCAACTCGGACATCGCAGGCAAGTTGAAGGAGTTCGGTATTACAAGGGCTTGGGAGATTGTCGCCGATTCGGCAGAACCGAAGTCCATCGAGGAAATCTACCGCCTTGGATTCAATATCAAGCCCGCATCCAAGGGCCCAGATTCGGTCAGGCAGGGCATTGACATCGTCAAGCGGTTCAACCTGCACGTCACGAAAGATTCGACCAACCTCATCAAGGAACTCCGCTCGTACACCTGGGCCACGGACAAGGACGGCAAGGACACAGGAGTCCCGATTGATTCCTATAACCACGCCTGCGATGCCCTGCGCTATGTGGCCCTCAACAAACTTGCAGTCAGCAACTCAGGGAAGTACTTGGTGGTGTAACTTTACCCCCATGAACCTCGAATCCATTCTTGATTTGCTTTTGATTTTTGGCAGATTCGCCCTCTTATTGGTCTTGCTTTTTGCAATCGCTTCCCTATGAAACTCATCCACTACTACCACATCTACTGCGGAGGCGGCGGCCAATGGCAACTCATCATGAACCAACACATGATGGCCCTGTGCAACTACGGACTGATAGAACGGTTGGACGAGATTCGGGTCGGCATCGTAGGTCCACCAGAGCAGAGGAAGGCGGTCAAGGAAATACTTGACAATTCGCTGATAAAAGACAAGGTAAAGGTTGTCGTTACCCGGACAAACGCATGGGAGCAGGCAACCCTTACCGAGATGTACAAAGCCTCCCAAGACGAGGATGCGGCGTACCTGTACGCTCACACCAAGGGAAGTTCCGACCCAAGCCTGATAAACCAACTATGGTGCAGGTCGATGATTTTCTTCAACGTCGTCGCTTGGGAGCGATGCCTTGCCGAACTGGAGAAGGTTGACTGCGTGGGTGCATATTGGCTGACCAAGGAAGAGTTCCCCCAAATTGCTGACCACAACAACCCCGACGGATACCCCTACTTCGCAGGCACGTTTTGGTGGGCCAAGTCGAGCCACATTCGGGAACTCGGAGAACCTGTCCGAGAACACCGCTGGCAAGCCGAGCATTGGATAGGCAAGCGGGAAGGGATGACCGTGTACAACTCCTGCAAGGGATGGCCTGCGCCTGACAAGTTCATCATCACGTTTTAGCTATGGCCAAGATACCCGTCATCATCACCAACTTCAACCTGTACACTTGGCCCAAGGCCATGGTCAAGAAATTGAAGCAGATGCAAGATGTCGGGCCAATCTTAATCTTGGATAACGGCACAACCTACGCCCCAACACTGGAATGGTACGAGCAACTGAAACTGGAGGCCAATGATGTTGCGGTCATTCGCACAGGAGGCAACTTCGGCCACCTTGTCGCATGGCAAGCCAAAATCCCGATGCAGTTGTTTCAAATGGGATACCCCGACTATATCGTCACCGACCCTGACCTTGACCTTTCGTCATTACCCGATGACACGCTCCTGCGGATGCGAGAGGCGTGGTACGACTTGCCCGTCAAAACCTATATGTACGAGCAGGAGGAAGGCGACCCGTTCAACGGTGTCATGTTCACGGTCAAGGACAAAATCGGCCTTGGCATTCGGACTGACGATATTCCTGCCGATGCCCTATTTTTCCAGCAGGCAGAACTACGCTACAAAAAGCAACCGACTTGGAACAACCTGCAACTCGCACCTGTTGACACGACCTTCGCCTTCTACCATCACGAACACTATCAACGGGTCTGTATAAGCGGTGCAAGGATGGTCGCACCCTACGAGTGCAGGCATCTTCCCTACTACCTGACCGCCGAGGACTTGAATGCGGACTGGGAGTTCAGGCAGTACCTCGACAAAGCGAACCACGCCAGTACCGCCAAGAAGATTGCGGATGGCCTTCAAATCTTTTGACCATGCCGTTTTCGCATCCATTCTACAAAGACCGAATCGCCGCTCACATCAGGTCAGTATTGCGACCCGATGACCGTGTTCTTGACGTGGGTGTGGGGTGCGGCACTTACGCCCAACTGCTTCCCGAAGTTGCTATGGATGGGGTTGAGATTTACGAGCCGTATGTTGAGCGGTTTGACCTTCGGGCCAAGTACAAGCAACTATTCATCACCGACATTCGGGATTTTGATATTTCGCCCTATACATACCTGATTCTTGGCGATGTCTTTGAGCATCTCAACCTCAAGGATGCAAGGGATTTGCTAAACCGAATCGGAAGCAAAAGAGCGATGATTGCCGTGCCTTACCTTTACGAGCAGGGAATGTGGGAGGGGAATGTTCACGAAACGCACTACCAACCCGACCTGACCCCTGAAATCGTTGCGTCAAGATACCCCGAACTGACCCTAATCGTCGGGGATGCGATTTACGGCTATTACACAAACTACCCAGCATGAAACTCCAAGACCTGACCATCGACCAATTCCAGCGCATTGCCGCCTTGGAATTATCCCCTGCCCTCAATGACGCAGACAAGCGATTGGGCGTGGTTGCAATTGTTGAGGGAGTAGATGTCGCTATCGTCAGGGATATGCCTGCCGCTTCGCTTACTAAACGCTACAAGGCCATCATCAAGGAATGGAACGAACTGCCCGCACTCGCTTACAAGCGCAAGTTCAAAGCAGGGGGCAAGTGGTGGATTCCAACGGTGTTCACGGATGAGTTGACCGCCGGGCAGTTGATTGACCTCATGGAAATGAACACCACGGACGAGAGGCAACTTGTGCAGAACCTGCATCGCATCATGGCGACTTTGTGCAGGGAGGCGAGTTGGTTTGGATGGTTTCACAAGAAGTACGACGGGGCGAGCCATGCAGAGCGAGCAGAACTGATGAAGAAGCACGCCAAGATTGGCGATGTATGGGGGGTGGTTAGTTTTTTTTTGTTAAGTTCCGAGAGTTACTTGCAAATTTTGAGCGACTATTCCAAGCACCTGACGAAGAAGGCGCAGGACCAGTAACGAACCCGCTCGCAGGGTACGGTTGGCTGATGGTCGTTTGGCGGATGGCCAATAAAGACGTGCTGAAATTTGACGCAATCTTTGCGATGAAGGCGGTGGAGTTCCTCAACTACGCTTTGCTGATACACGACATCTTGGAGGCAGAGAGGCAAGAGGCAGAGCGGATGCGGCGTAGGTAGGACACTATTTGCGTGGCTGGACATTTACCAGCATGGAGTTTGATGTATTTGTCGGGGGGTCAGGCAAGAAACTGACCGACTTGCAGAAGGAAGCCTTGGCTAACTTTGGGGTAAGCCTTGCGGATGGAGCGATTGAGAACAAGTCCTACGCTTTGGTCACGAAGTGGCTGGAAGGGGTGGTCAAGTTAGCCAAGCAAAACCTCGCCAACGCCAACGCTATTGCCAGCAATGCCCTTGCCCAGAGCATAACCGTTGAACCCATCACCCTGACCGATTCGTCCTTTGTCGTGGCTATCAAGGCCAACGATTATTGGAAATTCGTGGACCTTGGTGTGAAGGGAACGCAGAAAAGCAACCGTGCGCCAAACAGTCCATTCCGATTTAAGGGCAATCCGATCCCGATCCGACCGCTCCAAGAGTGGATCGCATTCAAGGGGATCCCGCTGGAGGGCAGGGATAAGAAAGCGGCCAACCGTTCCTTTGCCATAAATATCGCCCGCAAAATCAGCAGGGAAGGCTTACGGGCCACCAAATTCATGAGCAATGCCGTGACCGAGGATATGGTCGCAGTACTTACCGAAAACATCGCCGAGGTTCTCGGCAAATCCATCAGCGTAGCAACCGTAAGATAGTATGGCAATATCAGTCCTTTCGGGTTCG